TATCTTTATTCTGATCCTTTTCTTTTCTAACATAACGCATCTTCAGTGCGTCAATGTATCTTACCTCTTGAATACCATCCTGAGGTCTCTTAAGGTCAATGACTTTGTGGTAGTAGATTCTACCATCAACATACCAGTTACGAAAGATTTCGTGTGCCTTCTTATCAAAATCTAACAGATCTTTGATATGCTTAAATTCTTTTCTAATCTTATCTTTGATGCCGTCACTTGCTTTCAGATTATTAAGATCAATCTCAACTGGAGAATCATCAAGGTCACTAACGATAGCTTCATTAACTACGTTTTCAATTGCCTGATCGCACTCTGGGTGAAGTGCCATCTCACGATATCTACGAATAAGTTCATACTCACTTCTATAGACACCTTCGAGATCGATGGTCTGACTACCGAAAGCCGTGGATACGTAAAAATCAGCCCCATCCTCGTTTGTCGGGGGGACGGGACTGACAATACTTTTAGATTTATCCTCGTTGTCCTCAATAGAGAAACCAAAGAGTCTAGCCATGAATAAAGTTTGCGTTCTATTCTCCTATTTATCAGGCAATAGAACCACCGTTTCCAACAGCTTCCCACCACTGAACCTGAAGTTCTACAGTAAACTGCTCAATTTCATCAGTGCTATCATAAGAAAGTTCAATAGCAGAGACGTTAGTTGGCCAAATTCCGTGGAATTGATAACTTCTCAGGATTGGTTGATCAATAGCACTTTCTTGAGCACCAGCACCACCACTTACAGGAGCACGTCCAAGTTGGTGAACGATTGCATCAGTTTGATAATCAACTGGGTTTGTATTACCAGAGTTATCGGAAACTTTAGCAATGGAGTTCATCCATCTTTCAAAAGAACCTCTGAGAGCAAAGTCAGTATCATTGATGATCGTAACGGTCCAAACATCAAATGTTCTGTCACCTGCAATTTTCAGTTGACGACCTCTGAAAGGAATGGTGATTGGTGTTACTGTAGATGCGGGAAGAGCTGCACCTTTTACTAAAAATCTAGATTTAGAATCCAAGTCATTGACACTAGGATCAACTACACCATCGGGGAAAGTCAAAACAACTTCAAACAGATTAGGTCTGGCAATACCACCAGACAATCTGCTCTTGAATCTATCAATGGTGCGATCAGCTGTTTTTGGGGGATTCTGTTGTTGAATTAAGTCCGCCATCGGTTTGTTACCTCTTTAAATTATACTCCGAGAACTTCGTCAAAACTGACACCCGTGCGAGTGGCAACGAAGGTCAGACCGATGAAGTTGATGGAACGATTGGGTTTGATGTAGATATCGGCAACAAATTCATTGTTATCGATCACAGAAGCAGTGTTGTTCGTCTCATCGCACTTGACTACGAAGTCAGTAATGCCTCTCTTCGCTTGAACATCACGGAGGAAAGGCTCAACGATGCTAACGAAGTTTGTTCTCGTGATCTCATCGTTGAACTCAAACATTTGATCTCTAGCAGCAGCCGAGATTGCTTTTTCCAAATAGATGAACAAACGACGAACGTTGATTCTATCAAAAGCAGATGCTCTTGCCAGACCAGTCTTATCACCAAAGAGAACAATACCAGATCCAGGGGAGAATACAACGGGGTTGATTCTGTTGGAGTAGAGTGTGTCTCTTTGTGCCTTAGTTGGGTTGTATGCCAACTTAACGGCATTCAGGATAGCACCTCTCAGGGTTCCAGCAGGAGAGAACCAGGGGAAGTTGTTGATATCATTTCTGGCACATGTACCAGCAATGTCTCCGTTCATTGGGATATAACGGAAGGTATCACCAAATCTGTCGTAGGTGTACTTGTAGGAACTATCGAACACCGCATAAGAAGACGATGTGATAGCAGAGTAGTAACTTACCAGATTATCGGTGATGGTTGCGGCAGAGTTCAGAGAGATGGAAGCACCATCAGCAAGGAATGCCTGACGATAAGGAGAAACGAATGCAACTACATCCTGTCTCTCTTGAGCAACTGCAATAATCTTATTAGCAATTGACTGAGTTTCTTCTCTACCGTGAGCACCAGATCCCATCAGGAGGAAGTCAATATCATAGTCATCTGGATTTTCAAACAGATCATAACCAGTTGCCAGATCACCAACGTTGACATTTAATCCAGAATTTGTGGTGATTCCAGTTACTCCACCGTAGTCCTTACCATTAGAAAGAGTAGATGTTACAGCACCGTATCCATCAAATACAATGTCAGCAACCTTTTGATCCCAACCACCATCACCAAACAATCCGTAACCAGTTCCAGCATTAGCAGCAAAACCAGTTGTGGTAACACCAAGAGGTTGTCCACCACCAAAGATATTATTGGAGTTGAACTGTAACCAGGATCTCCAGTACTGAGCAGTTCCAGCAGAGAACTCAGCATCAGTTGCTTTGGACAGACTCAGATGCTTCTCAAGAATGGTTCCAGCATTGCCAGAAACTTTTCCAAGATCATCGTAAACTACAACGTGCAGTTCGTCGTTTCTTGCATTACGATCTGCACCGTAAGCAGTAGTCGTTGGTCTTTCAGCAATTCTATTCCATCTGACATTACCAGTGGAAAGAACAATCTCTTGTTGATCAAACCAATCTTGTTGTGCTGTATATGTAGAAACTCCCATCAAGTTTCCACTGTTATCAAAGATGTGAAGACCAGTAGAAGAACTGCCACCATCACCAGAATTGGCAAATCTGTAAATTCCACCTGGTTGATAATCAACTGCCGTTACTGTTCCAGCAGCAGAAACGTGGTGAGTAAACTTAACTTCCAGACTTGTACCAGCACCGACGTTGGTAACCAGACCTTTGAAGTATCCATCCAGGAGGGAAGTGGTTCCAGCACCAGGAAGAACTGTTCCAGATGGAACTGCTTGACTTACTCCATAACCAAGAGTAACAGAAGTTCCAGAATAACCTGTCAGAATTTGGTCTGCTCTTCCATCAATGAAAGCAACTTTAAGTCCGTTAGACCAGGATCCAGGATTCTTTGCAATCGCAGTTACACCATTGATGATGTTAGTGTCGTAACCTTGATTTACATAATCATCGTCATTTTTGATCTTAACAGTCGTTGCTGTTCCAACAAGACCATTGCTCAATCCAGAGTTGTCAGATCTTACTACTCTCAGTACCCCACCATAGGCAAGATAAGATGAAGCAGTATACCAATATTCGTAGTGGTTATTGGCAGCGTATGGTTCACCGAAATTGTTAAGCAGATCTGCTTCAGTTTCGACTAATGTAGGAATTTCTACTGGTCCCTTTTCAAAAGGTGCTACGATACCCGCAGCTTTATCGGAAGTAGGATCGACCCTTCCAGAAGTAAGGTCTACTTCTCTTACGACAATACCAGGAGATGCTAAGTTCAGCGGCATCTTTCTCTCCCTATGAAATCCAAATAATGCTAGAGTTATTTATTATTTGGTATCTTTACATTGGGGAAACACTGAATGAACACACTACCAGTCAGGATATTCCCATTTCCTGACTTTCTGCTCCGCTTTTCTCGCATTGAGAACCCGTTTTTTGGTACATTGCTTACACTCATATGAATAAGCAGAAGGACCACTACCCCTCCTTGTTTTGTAAAAATCTGACATAAGATCTTTTACTTTAAAACAAGATCTACACTTTCTATGATGGAAGAGAAGATGTTCTAGTTCAAACTCTTCATCAAAATCCATCAGTGATATTCCCACATATATGACATATCACCATACTCAGCACCAGAACTCCATCTAGTTCCTTCACTATCTACAAAACCATCATCATTGTGAATGCCGTCCAAAACAAATCCAAATGGAGCCATATCTTGTTCAATCTGGTTCTTTTGTTCTTCATAGATCTTCTTCCGAACATCCTGCTCAGTCATCTCTTTGAAGTAGTCTTGTGCTACTAACCAAGAGAAAATAACAAGACACATGGCAAGGTCATCGTGACAACCTTCTTCTGCCATGAATGTATTCTTTCTCTGAACGAATGTAGTTAACTCTGCGATGATATCATAGTCAACTGTCATCAGTTTGTCATCCTCAAGTAAAGTCTTGAGGTTAGAACATCCCAACTTCTTAACTGCTGATGTCATTCTGACACCAAGTTGGGACTTCTTACCAGAGAAACCAGAGCCAACAATCTGACCAGCACGACCACGCATGGCACACATCAACACATTCTCATACTCAAGGTCAAAGAAGAGAATGGATGCTACCTGATCACCGATGTCGTTGACTTCAATCAATGTGTAGGCATAGTTGTATGCCTTGGCAATATCATGAATGATGCTTGGAAAAAGCATCGGTTTGATTTCATTGTTCTTATATTTTGCTACTACTCTATACGGGAAGTTGGTTATGTCAAATACAATAAAAGCAGAATAATCACCATCAATTCCACGAGCTGTATCGACCGTAATGATGTAGTTGTGGTCTTCCTTCGGGTTCTCATAAATGTCTAGACCAGCATTTCTCTTGATTGGATCATTGTAAACTAGTGTCTTCAACTTTGATACACTGATCAACGTATCAACAGATCCAAGGAACTCACACTCAAACTCAACACGGAACTGTTCTTCTGACGTGTTGGCAATGGTCTGTTTCTTCCACTTCGCATTCCTTCCAGGAACTTCAGACCAGTGAACCTCTGTTGCGACATATTCATTTCTACTCCGTTCGGCATCATGCCACATACGGTAGAAATGATTCATGCCATGCGGCGTTGAGACGATGATGACTTTTGTGCTTTTACCAGAAGTAATAGTAGGATAAACAGATGCAAAGAAGGAGTCAGCGATGTGATTAGGGACGAATGCGAACTCATCGAGGAAGATGATATTGAACGACATGCCTCGGACAGCACTCGCAGATGTAGAAGCTGCCAGTATCTTACTGCCATTCTCTAACTCCATCGAACCTTTGTTCCATGATAGTATACCCTGCTGCATCCATTTAGGCAAGTTCTCATAAGCAGTTTGTAATCTACCGAGAAGTTCTCTAGCAGTTGCAGCTTTGTTTGCCAGAATACCAATGTTTACATTGTCATTGAAGACGGCATAGTGTAAAAGGAAAGACACACACGTCGTAGATTTACCAGTCTGACGTGGCATCTTACAGATATTAAATCTGTGGTTATGGAAGTTCCTGATTAGTTTCTTCTGGAACTTGTACATATCAAATGGTACAAGACCTTCGTCCAGAGAAACAATCTTTACATAGTTCTGAGCAAAGTAAACAGGATCTTGCTTACACTTAATAAACTCCTTGATTTGTTCTTTCGTGAACTCAACGGGAGTATTTGCTTTTTTTAGATTAGGATTACCAAGATAAATGTTGTCACTCATAATAAATTACCTTTGTTCAATCCAGTTAAGTACCGCAAGTGCTGCTTTGTTGACATTAGGAGCTGCACAAGCAAGAGTGTAAGTATCGCTGATTGTACCAATACCAGATCTTCCAATCTGCAGTGCTGCTTTATCATCAACATCAACCAAAGAAGCACCACCAGCAATCGTAAATCCTGAGAGGAGTGTTGTTCCTCCAGTGAGTGCAGTTGCTGTAGTATCATATTGCATAAAGGAGTTTGGATCTGGATGATCTGCCCAACTCGCACCAGTCAAAGTTGAGTTCTGGTAAAGTCTCCAATAGACATTCGTGTTATCGTTCGTTACTGCCTGCAGAGATCTCAGTAACATAACTGCCTGAAGTGCAGATGTCTTAAGACGCAAACTGATTACTGGATAGAAGGTGTTTGCGTTAGTCAAAGTTGTCCCTGTAATGGGATTTGAGATACTCAACAAAGTACCAAGTTTTTCTGGTTCACCTTCTTGGATCAGAGAGTTAGAGCCCTGATAAAGATAATGAGTTCCAGCAACACCAGTCACATTCTCAATCTCACAACGAATTGGAAGGAATGGACTTCTACACCAAACTAAATCATTGACATTTGAGTTCTCAAATTCATGGCTAACAATAGTCTCATTTTTCATTAACCAATTAAATGTTACACCACCTGCACCATACCATTCATAGTTAATGGAAATCATCTGCTGTTTTGTAGCATCAGCAGTTACACCAGTGTATCCATTACCATCAAACTTTTCACCATTCCAGTTTTCTCTGGTTACTCTTGTTTCTGTAGTGATACCAGTTGCACTGCTGCGAATTACATAAGAATATGTGCCACCATCATCCTCAAAGAAAGCACCATCAGTCTCATTAAACAATCCGAATCTTCTGCGAATACCGACTTGTGGTGCCTCTAGACGAATTGCAAATGCGAGAGTTGCTGGTCTACCAGGAATGTATCTCATTACCTGTTTAGTCTGTCTGACAACCTTACTACCAGCAGTGGAACCAACTTCCATAACCACATTACTGGAACTGGCATTATGAGTAGCAGTTCCAACACCAACTACACTCTCATCCCAAACATCAGTCTCCTTACCATACTGGAAGGTATTGAAAAAAACTGTTTGGAAGGGAGCAACCTTTAGTCTGTTATTGTCAGAAAACTGAGGTCTCCAGTCCGTTTGGTTTCCCCAGTGATCTGCAATATTGAATACCTCAAAAAGACTTCTCTCTTGATTCAAGAAGTCTTGAGTTTGTTTATTCCACTGAGCCATTAGTCACTCCAGGTTAGTTTTTCTGGTTGATACCTTGAAGAACTTTTGATTCTGTTAGATTGTACACCAGGATAAATGTTATGAACAATTGCTCCAGGATATTCACCCTGAATATGTTCTGCCAACTCATTTTTACTCATCATACCACCTTCTACTTCTAGACGGTAGATTTTACCTTCCCAGACAACATCAGCAAAGAAAGACTCTTGTGCCTGTTCTGGTTGAGAACCACCCATATTGAGGGTTCCATTAAAGTCACCGTTGATGGTGATGCTTTCGGATAGGAATTGATTGAAACTTTTCATATCAGCAGTTCCAGGCTCTAAGGGACTTATTGATTCTGCTATTGGGATCGTTAGCAGTCTTGGAAGAAGTCAGTTTCTTCTTCATACCAGACATTCTGGCACAGAAGGACTTACGACGAGGGTTGCCGACCTTCTTGGAAGGTGCCTTCAGATCAGATCCAGGGTTCTCTCTTTCGTAAGACTTGCGTCCTTTCTCATTGAGACCACCTTCTTTGTTCTTTCCTGCCTTTCTAGTCCAGGCAGCAGATTCACCAAACATCTTAGGACCTTTGGTTTTCTTTTCTGCTGCTGCCTTTTCACCTTCAGTTGCACCCTTCTGTGCAAGATTACGAATCTTAGCAGCACGTTGCTGCTTTCTATGTTCCTTAGGATCAATGGTAAAAGATTCGGAAGCAGTAGTTTGAGAAGCAGCACTCATGTATTTGTCTGCTTTAGATGCTTTTTCAGAAGCAGCAAGACCACTGAATCTTCTCTTCTTATTCTTTTTAGCAGCATCTTCAATCTCAGATCTAACTAACTTATCTCTGATTCTTCCTCTTCTAGTAAAAGGACCTGGTTTTGTCTTATCAATGGCTCTGACAAGAGCCATCTTGATACCCTCATCAATCTCAGTCTCTTCTGCTTTGAGAGTAGTTCCCAGTGGATTACTTGACAAAGCAGAACCTACAGACTGAAGAGTGTCTCTAAATTTCTTTTTGGGATCTGGTTTGGGTTTAGTGTCAACGTCACGAATAACAGTGGATCCAGGAACAATTCTTTGAGACCCACCACCAGGATAA